AAGTGTAACATTTCCTCCAGTAAGAACTAAATCATATGTAGTAGATGTAGGACTTGTAGAAGAAATAGTTAAGGATGTAAGACGATTACGAATAAAGTTAGTAGTACTATTAGTAGCTTCAAAGACTGTTGCCGTAGGCGCAGTGTCTTCTGTAATTATTTTACCAAAACCTGACCAATTAATAGTAGCAATACCATCAATATCAAAATCTATAGATGCTTCATTTACTACACAACCTGTAATTTTGTACGTAGTCTTTGTGCCAGATCCTGCTCCACCCATTACAAAGAAAAACTCTGCACCTGCTGCAGTTGCAGGACCAAGAGTTGTTTTATTTGAATTAGTAAAAGTAATATCAAGATCCGTAGTATCTGCAGTAAACCCTGGGAATGTATTTGATGAGTATGTTGCATCACCTACCATTAGTGCCCATAGCACTTCCTCTACTGCGTGATGTTTTGCAGAACTATCAGCTGCACCAGATCCGCTTCCTTCTGAAGCGAAGGGACGCATATAAGTAGAAAAACTCCACTCTGCAGGAGCGTAAGAATCTGTGAACATTTGACGACCTCGTCGGCTATTGCCACTAGTGTCTGCCATTTCGTTCAGAGTAATCTCTGAAGCATTTGTTGCTTGCGAAAAAGAAAATCCATCAAGCACAGGAATTGACCATATCGCACTTCCTAACTTAATGAATACTTGCGTATCGCGACTAAAATATAATGTATCTGCCATAGTATATCTCCTATGATATTGAAAGGACTAGGACGTGAACGTTTGTTCTTGCCAGTCGTTTCTAGTAACGAACCTCCAGAAGGATCTCTCCTACACCTAAAGGTTCCAAAACTCCTTCATCAGTATCAATACTAATTATACTGATTTGATGTGTGTTATGGGAAACTCCTCGTCTATCTTTATACTCTAAACGAGAATTTGTCTCTATAACTGTTTCTATATCTTCTAAAAGCTCTTCTAAAGCTTCTACTGAGTCTTCTGCTTGAACATACACTCTTATAGTAACTGAAAGAAATCTATCTTTATAGCCTGCGCCTTGGTAATCTCTAGTTTCGCTACCTGCATTTAAATGTATGGCAGGAAACTCGCTTACTTCATCCCAAAATTTTAAACGAGGATGAACATTACCATATATATCAGTATTAAACTCTCCGTTTCCATCTATTTCTTTTAATTTTTCAGCAAGAGCACTAACAATTCCTAGTCTTTTTGTAGAATAAGCACGATTAATATCCGTTGTCATTATACTCTCCTGGTGTAGAATCGTCCTATTGCAAACTGGGTTGCAAGCTCTCTTATTGACTTATCAATTAATCGTCGCGGATCTCTTTCTTCCGAACCTTGTCTGTACCCTTGTTCAAAAGTTTGATAAGGATTTTTCATATATGTGTACCCTATGCTAGGAAATCCTTGAGGAGTACGTACAATATCTGTTGCTCTAACGGATGCTGCAAATCTGCCGCTTCTACTTACAAGAGAAGGTTCTTGCATATTTTTAACAACTCTTCTTGGTAGTTGTTGGTTTAATACACCTAAAAATGTAGTTAAAGAAGAGGGCGATTTTTTAGCCTTAGTCTTTTTTAACTTTTTTGTGCCCGCCCCTTTTACTACTTGATAATTTAAAGTTTTTTTCTCGTTTTTACTACTTTGTATAGAGGCTTTAGAAGATTCTGCTACTTTTTTTCTTCTTTTTCCTTTTACTTTTGATCCTTTTGTAGCGATGCTGTCAGCAAAAACCTCAGCAAGTGCTTCATCAAGTGGAGTACTCGTTTCCATTCCTAAGAAATCTAACTCTTTTAGTGACTCCGTAAAAGCTGCTCTTTCTCTGTGAGAATCTGCATTGTTAAACTCTCTTAATTGATTTGTAATAATAAAAATAAAGTTTTTATCTAGTTTTGATGCTGTTACTATTTGAGCGTGTACTGCATCTACTTTAATTTTATGTTTTTTTCTTTGCTGAAGTACAATATCATACATTTGTTGTGTTTCAGCGTTTGAAAGACCAAACTCTTTTTGTGCTTCTAATATAGATTTTTCTAAAGCAAATTGAGATACTGCTAATCCTTTATCACCATGTCCTAATTGTGATTTTAGAGATATTTCATTAGCAGTGTATTCTCTGTCTCTTCGCTCTAAAGAATTAACATAATCTGCTTTAATAGTTGATAAATTTTCTTTATTTTTTATTTTTAATCTTTTGGCGTGATTAAAGTCTCCAACTATAAAAGCCTTATCTCCAGGCTCTGTCTGCACCATATGTTTTAAGCGGCGCAACTCTTTTTTAGCTTCTGGGTCTAATTTTAAACTTTGTTCTTCTTTTCTTAAAAATTTTACAAGCCGTGCAAATAACTTTCTTTTCTCTTCTTCAGTTAATTGAAGTCCTGTGGCTGCGTACACAGTAGCAGCCTCATTTTCTAAATTTATTACAAAAATTTGTCCTTTATCAGACTCAGCTTCTCCTCTAGCAACTAAGTCTCCTTCTTTACCGCTTCTTTTTATTTTCCTTTTTCCGGCTTTTTCAGTAACAAATCTTGTTGCTTTTTTTAACTTTGCATTACTCATTAAAAGTTTTTATACAAATCCAAAACACGTTTGATATGATCTGGAAATCCTTTACCATCACCAGTACCTTGATTTTCAATAGTAGCACCAGATATAGTTCGTCGTTGAGTATGTTCGTCTTTCATGTAGTACTTAATTAAGTCTACAACTGCAAGTCTTAAATCCACAGGACAAACTGAGTACCCCGCAGTATAAGTAACTTTTACAGCTCCTGCCCCATGAGGCCAGTTTTTATAAGTAGATCCTGTTACATAGAGTACACTATCCGTCGCAGTGTCAAGATAATAGTCTGTTGTTGGCACGGTGCTGTAACTTTCTGTAACAGAATCTCTTTTTTGCACTGAAACTATATTATTAACTGGACTCTCTGTGAGTTGAACTATATGAGTATGCCAATCAATATTAAAAGTCTCAACTTTATTTGTAGAATAAAAATCTACAATACTATTTCCACAATAAGTTTTTACTAATTGACTCACAGAATCAATTAGCTGATTTATACGAAAGTCGTCCTTGGGATTAGTAAGGCCTTCAATCTGTTTATAGTCTGCTAATGTAATTAAATTTGCCATAAGTTAATTAGTAAAAACTTGGGGAGGCGAACCTCCCCAGTTTATTTTTAGTTAGCTATTAAGCTACTGAGTCGATCTTAATGCAAGGCTGGTCGCCTGAAGCACCAGCTACAAGCTCTTCAAAACCAAGTGATTGAGTAGCAACGATTACTCGACGCTGATTCATCACTTCGTAGTCTTGCTCGACTGTAACACCGCGCAATCGTGGCATTACATAGTTACGAGTGTAACAAGCAAATGCTACTGGAGCACCAGCTGCTTCTGCAGGGAACTCTTCAGATACCACTACTGGTGAACCGAAGACTGCACCCAAGCTACCAGTTACTCGTACTGCGAGGTCGTTACCGACTTCGTCGAGAGTCTGGAATGCTGAGTCACTTAACAAGTCATAGTACATTGCCTGACTTACGATATACACGATATCTGATGGAGTCAAACCATACTTACCCATTTGCTTACGTGCTGCCAATAACTCTGCTGCTGTCATAGTGGTAAAGTTACCAGAAGCGACAGAAGAACCGTCGGCATCATGCTTTGCAGTAGCAGCTGCACCGTGTCCGTCAAGACCACTTATGTTAGAGCCATTACCGTTAAGAATAGCATTCTCTACGGCTCGGCCATGTGCACGTGCAACACCTTCGATAAGCATAGGCATCAAGTTAATCAATACTTGCTCGTCGACTTCGTTGTCCATAAAGGTGCTTGAAATCAAACGATCAGCGTTCAAGATTACTTGCTTAGGCTTGTATGTGCTATCTGATGCACCACGATTTTCCAAGTTACCGCTAGTAGCGTTAGTTGCGAAGGTCGCAGGCTCAACATCTACCGAGATGGGCAGTACTGTTGCTGCTCCATTCACAGGGATTTCACGGAACAATGCCGCTACTTTCAACTCATTCTGAATTTCCTTCTCGATAAGATTGGATACTTCCTGGTCGATATCAGCAGCGTTTGCTGTATAGTTGATACCAGCCTTCTCTTGAAGATCCATAGCATACTGTGTGTTCCAACCCTTACGAGTCATTACACCCAACATGTGAGCATTCAAGAAGTCCTGACCCCACTTAGAAATGTCTGACTTCTCTGCACGATCAGCAAATACTTTCTTGCTTTCACGCATCTTAGCAATCTCATCAGACTTCTCTTCGAGCTCTTGCTTATACTTAGCAAGGGTTTCTTCCATGCTGTTGTTACGATCGTTAAGATCTTTCTGGAAATCAGCAAGCAACTTCTCAGTACCAGTTTCGATACCAGTAGTAATTGCAGACTTAACTTCCGCCTCTTGAGCAGCTTTTTCTTGCTCGGCTTCTTCAGCTGCTTTAGCTTCTGCTTCCGCTGCTGCTTTTTCTTCCGCCTGACGAATTGCAATCTTAGCAGCAGTCTCTTCTGCCACCTTCTTAGCAAAAGCGTCCAGGTCGATTTCGGGAGTTTGTACTTCCGACATAATCATCTCCTTTTGAACTGACTTTTCAGTTCCATCCGGTGTGTCACTAGCTTCAAATGAATCTTCATCGTTAGCCAGAGACTGACCGGCTAGATCTACACTATTAGTGAAAGTTTTTTTGAAATCCTCGTATTCTTTAACAGAATCAAAAGATTTCGCCAGAGAGAAAGTTGCTGCTTGGTTACAAGGTACGGATACAACCGATACTTCAAACAACTCAGCGTCCTTTATCTTTAGTCCGTCAGTTTCCTCTAGGTAATCAGCATCCTTGATTCGGAAACCAACAGAAAAAGCTCCAAGGATACCTTCTTTAACTAATTGAGCTACAGAATCAGGAGCAGATTTAGAAATTTTTGCTTTCATTTCTAGTCCATGTTCTGTAACTTTTAAACCAGTCGCTCTGCCGATTGGTTTGTTATAGTCATGATTGAAAAGAATAATAGGATTCTTTTCGAAATTACTTAAACCACCTTTTGCCCATGCTTCAGGGACAATTGAATCTCCAGCACGATCAAAGTCTTTAGTACTTGCCATACCTGTGATGCTAACACTTCCGTCATCATCTTCAAAGGCTTTGAATGTTGAAGTAAGATTGAAAATTTTATTCATCTTTTGGTTCCTTTTTCTCTGCAGGCGCTTTTGCAGCGACAGCAGGCTTGGGCTTAGCTTTTGGTTCAGGTGTGGGTTTGGGAGGGGGTGGAGGCTTCATAGCCTCTTGTATTTCTAACCAAAGTGTTGGAAAAGTACCTTCCAAAGTTGTAGTCAATCTTGACCAACTACCAAAATGATTTAAAGCCATTCCAGATCCAATTGGTACTTCATTTGCATACTCATCATACTCATGCTTGGAAAGAACTTTTCCTTTCTCCAACATAAACATACCAACTGCTTCGAGTATTTTGTTTCTAACTCTTAATCTAGCCATCGTCTTCTCCTTCTTCTACAGGCCGACCACCCTCATCTGGGTTTGCTGCTGATCCTGCTATATTTGCTGGCACTCTTAAATCGTCGTAGCCATCTACAGGATCAAAACTCAGAGCATCTCTTGCTTCGTTGGGTGAAATAATTCCTGTATTCACCAAGGCTGAGTAGTACTGAGACTGGTCTCTTAATTCTGGTTGTAGAGCAGGAATATCTGTAATATCCTCTTTTAACCTGAATCCAAAGTATCTTTCCATTGCAAAATTCATTTTACGAATAATTGGAAGTATGGTTTCAAGGTAATACATACGCATATTAGGTCTTAAGTTTGCGTTATTACCAGAATCTAACATTATAGGTGGAATACCAAGAGCTTTCAAAATAATTTTTTCATTTTCTGCGATTGCTGCTTGGAAATCCAACTCTTTAAAGTTTACGTTTGATACAGAATCAATTTCTATACCACCATCTAAGATTAAAGGTCTGCGACCTCCTGCATCAGGTCTGTACCGTGCAGTCCAAGATTGAATCATTCTTTCTTTAATTTTTTCTGATAGAGTATTCGGTGACTTGAGTACTTC